GGGGCCGCCGAGATCGGGCGTCACCGCCGCCGCGGGGAAGAACAAGTCTTGCTCATAGAGCGTTTGCTGGAGCCCAGGCACGAGCACGCTCGTTGCCCATGCCCGCCGACAACTCGCGTCGAGCCCGCCGCCGCCCCAGAGGCGCCCGCGGTGGGCAACCAAGTGCGAGCCGCGGCGGACGACGCTCGACGGCGTCGGCACCCCCGCGGATTCGACCGCCGGATCATCCCAGAGCGCGAACTGGCCCGCCGCGGGGAGGCCGTCGGGCACCTGATCGTGTGCGCCCTCGATCTCCTGATCGACGCCGGCGAGAAAGAGGTGGTACCGGAGATTGCCCGTGAGCGCCACATTGGGCGCCGTGAACGTGATCCGTTGCCGGCCCCCGGCCCCCGTCGTCACGGTGTGCACGGGGCCCACCTTCGTCCAGACGCTCGCGGTGTGATCGAACACGGCCCACCGATAGCTGTAGGTCCCCGCGAGCACGCGGGTCGTCGTGTCGTCGGTCAGCGTGGTGGCTTGCCCGGTATCGGTGAGACTCGCGAGCGGCACGAGATCGGTGGCGCTGCCGCCGAGCGGGATCTCCTTGATCGGGTCGACGTCGCTCCCGACGTAGAGCGTATCAGCGACGACGGCCGCCCCGTAGCGGTTGTCGGTGCCCGCAGCGCGCGCCGCCCGCGTGCCCGAAAAGATGCCGTTCGTCACCGGGGCAAACGGGGCATCGTTGACCGAGACATAGACCTGGTCGGCCGCGACGGCGTAGAGGTAGCGCGTGCCGTTGCTCGCCGTCGCGTAGACGAGGGGATCGCAGCGCCCCGGTTGCGTGAGCCGCAACCACGCGAGACTCCCGCGCCGCTTGCTCAAGACATAGGTGAGGTCGGGTACCCAGTTCTCGGCGTGGATGAGAAAGCCCGGTGGGACGAACGCGGGATCCATCGCGAGCATGGTCCCCTGGAAGCGGCGGACGGGGAGCGGCGTCTCGCGGTCAGGAGCGCCCGGCATTTCTCTAGTCGCCTCGGAACGGCCGCCCGAAGACGAGCGGATCTAAGGGAATGTCGGCGCGTTGCGAGCGCAGCGGCGCGGCGCCGCGCCGGATCGTCGCCAATAGGTTATCCCGGATGCCGGCCTCCTGGAGCGCGCGGGCGTCGCGCTCGTGCTCGAGCGCGAAGGTGTAGACCGCCTGCACGAGGTAGTTATGGTAGGGGAACACGGGAATGTCGGCGGGCTCGTCGGCGGGGAGCGGCTCGGGCGGGAGCCGCTTGTAGCGCAGCAGCACGTCGATGCGCCGGCCCGTCGGGTCGGGTGCCACGGTGGCGGTGGTATCGCTGCGGGAGACGGCCCAATACGTGGGCACCCCATACCCCGTCCCCGGTGCGGGGGCGCACGCGGCGAGTTGTTCGGGAGCGACCTCGACCGCAAAGCAATTCGCCTGCGCGCCGCCGTCCACTGCGATGATCTGAAAGGCGTGGTCGTCTTGCGCCGTGACGAAGTCGGCGGGGAGATCGACCGTCGGCCCCGTCAGCACGAGCGGAGCGGAGACGTAGAGAAACGGCCAGTCAGCGAGCGTGTAGAGCTCGAAAAGATGCTGGGCGAGAAAGTCGGCGGCGTCGGCGTCGAGCGCGCGGTTGCCCGCGCGGTTCAACGCGAGGTCACGGATTTTCTGCCGCGTGTACCGCCCCGGCGGGATCGTCGGCACGGATTGCGTCCTCCTCCGCGGGCGGGCTCTCTAGGCCAACTTCGCGGCGGAGCTGCGCCACCGCGGCGGCATAGACCTGGCGTTGCCGTTCTTCAAAATGCCCGCCGGCCTCGAGCACGGCGGCGTTGTTCGCGAGCAGGCGTTGCCGCACCGCGACGCCGATGCACGAGAGCCGGTCCTCGAGCTCTGCGGGCGTGTCGGCGGTAAAGGCAATCGTCACCTGCTCGCCCTCGCCCGTCACCTTGACGAGTTGCCCAGAAAAGCACGGCATGGGGCCGATACGGGCGGCGGGTCCCTTGGCAATCATGCGCGTTGAATGGCCCGCGCGCGCTCGGCGAGCGGGGAGTCTAAGTCGAGAAAGCCCCCGCCGCCCTTGTCGTCCAGCCGGGCGGCCTCGACGAGGCGGGCGCGGTGCACCATCTCCATGATGGTGCGCGCCGTACACTCCCACTCCTCGCACACGCCGAAATAGACGCGCTCGTTGATGCGCACAAAGGTCTTGTTGGGGAGCATGGGCACGTCCACGGTCACGCGCTGGCACCCGGGATGCAGCTCAAGATGCGAGGCGCGGCGGAGGCGGCCGACGATGCGCCGGGCAAGGGACTTGGAGCCCTCGTCGTCGAATTGCACGACGTCGCGCCAGGTCTCGTTGAGTGCCCGTACGATGTCGGGCGTCAACTTGGCCCGGCCCTCGAGCGCCGCAGTGGCGAGCTCCTCGGCCTCGAGGACCTCGGCGGGCTCCTCGCCGTCGACGCCGACGGCCTCGGGCTCGGGGGCGGGCGTCGTGCGGGGGCGCCCGGGCCCCCGCTTCACCACGACATCAGGAGAAGGCACTCTGACACTCAAAGCGCCGGAAGAAGTCCGTATTGAGGATGCAGGTCTTGGTCATGAATTTGAAACCGCATTTCCTTCGCTGTTTCAACGGATCCGAGTCGCTCGCGGTGGCGGCGGTAATCGTCGTCTCGACGCGGGCGCCGAGCGCTGGCACGGCAAAGGCACTCTTGCCAAAGATGTAGCCGACATGTACCGCGCCGGTCGCCGGCGGGTCGGCACCGGCGGGGGCCCCCGTGGCACTGTACCCGACCGACGTCGCAGCGGCGGCGCTGGTGACGGCCTTGGCAACCACGCCCACATACTGTGCACCCACGGGCTTCAGCACGGTCGTCTGATAGGTCGGGATCGTGCCGCCCTCAGGGCTCACGTAGATATTGTAGCGACCCTCAGGGGCGGTCGCCGTGATGGTGAACGCCACCGTATAGGCCGAGGCGTTGGTGACGGTCGCCGTGGCGATGGGCCGCGTATCGAGCCCGGTGATCGGATCGGCGAGCGCCACCACCACCTTGACGGTGGAGCCGGCCGTGAAGCCCGTCTCGCCCGTGCCTGCGGCCTGGTTCGTCGCCGAGGCGCCGCCGGCGCCGGTGGCGAGAATCGACATGATCGGGAGGAGGTTCGACCGCTTCCAGCGCACGCCGCGCCACCGGCCGATCTCGGCGTTCATCAGCGCCGTCGTCTCGGCGTACTGGTGCGAGAGGACGAAGGTCTGATCCTTCGCCAGGTCTTGCTCGGTGTAGGGATCGACCACGCCGGCATACATGCTGCCGGGGAAGGTCGGCGCGCCGAGCTGCCGCAAGGTCGCCACGATCCCCGAGATAAAGTCCGTCGTCGCCACGTCGCCCGCGACCAGCGTCGTGCGCGAGGTCTTGCCGCCCGGGTAGACCACTTGCCCGGCGCCCATCAGCACCTTCTGGATCTCGCGGTCCTGGAGCTCGGCGGAGGCGTTCCCGAGCCGGTCCTTGGCCGCGTTGAGCGCCGGGTGCTTGGTCGTCATCAGCGCGACGTCGGTCAGCGAGACGACCATGCCCCACTGTTCCAAGAGCGCGGTCACCTTGTTGACGACGAGCGCCGTCGAATCCGGCGTGATGCCCTCGGTGAGGGGCGCGCCCGGGAGCGGGAGCCGCTCGTAGCGCTGCGCGGAGTAGTTCTTGCCCTCGCCGTCCGGCATGTTCGGCTGGTCGCCGATATCCGCAAAGACGGTCAACTTTTCGGCAATGGCGAGGAGCTCGTCCTGCAACCAGAGCGGGGCGAGATCGTTCGCAAGCGTCGTCGAGGTCGAGAGCCCCGGATCATTGTAGTTATAAGTACTGCCGGGCATGGTGGCCTCCTCTTAGATCGTGGCGCCCTCGAGCGCCTTCCGTTTCTCCTCGAGCGACAAGCGCGAAAACTCCTCGCGCGTGAGCGGCGTTCGCGGGCCCTTCGTCGGCTCCGGGCCGGCCTTCTGCGCGCTCGCCCCACCCTCGACGACGGCCCCACCGGCCGCGGCGGCGCGGTGGGCCTGGTCGGCGCTGCGGGTCTTGGCGCGCTCCTCCACGAGCTGATCAACGTAGGCGGGATCATCCATCCGACGTGCCTTTACGAGCGCGACCGCTTGCTTGCGGGTAATGACCTGGCCGCGTTGGCGGAACTCGCCCCGCACGCGGTCTGCTTCCTCGGCTTGGGTCTCGTACTGCGGGACTTCCTGGCGCGCTTGCACCAAGTCGACCGTGTCGGCCATGCCTTCAATGCCGACCAGGAGCGGGGCCGCGAGCTCTTGCATGAAGGCCGCGAAGATGGGGGCGTGCGACTGCACAGCGTCCTCGTTCCACTCGCCGCCGAGCGTGGCGGCGATGCGCTGCGCGGCGTCGCGCGGGAGGCGGACCAGCGGCGGCGGACCCTGCGGCGTCGGGACCTGTTGCGGCGCGAGGAGGCGGAGCGTGTCGCGGAGCGCCTCGTTGTCGGCCCGTGAGCGGGCGAAGTCCGCCTCGAGCTTGGCGAAGCGGGCGTTGACGTCGACCTCGGGAGGTCCCTCGGGCGCCGGCGCCTCAGGCGCGCCGGCGGGGCCGGGGGCGGGGGCCGGAGTGAGCTCGTCGGGCGGCATGGCTTTACGGCACCGGCAGCTCGTCGGCGGGGTCGCTCCACCAATCGCGGCGCGGCCCGGGAGTGCTCACGTGGGCGGCCTCGGCGGTGGCGCGTGCCTCGGCCCGGCGGGCGAGCGCGGCCAGGGCGAGGGACTTGACGAACAGTGGCACGACGAGGCGTTGCAGCTCCTCCACTTGCCCGCGGCGCTTCATCGCCACGTAGGGATCGGTCACGTCGTCGACGAGCAAGGATGCAATGCGGGCGTCGACGTACTGTCGCAGGTATGCATGATACCCGCTCGCCTCGAGCTCGCCCGTGAGCGCCGCAACCTCGTGCGCGTCGATCCCGCCCGCCCCGATCATTAGAAGGACACTTGCCCGCGGCGGAGCCGGTTCATAGCGGCGGGGGCGCCGCGTTGCTGCATGATGGGCGCGCGGCTCGAGGGTGGG